ACTGAGAAGTTCACCAGGATCAATATTTTCACTGCGAACTTCTATTACTGGCTTTTGCCTTGCGTCTATAGCTTTTTTCAGGAGGTCGGCCAATTCTTTTTCAGAGGTTGCTTGTTGGGCGATTTGCTCTGCTTCTGATTGAGGTAATCCTTGAGTTACAGCCCAAGTAATTCCAGCTTGTTTGCGTTCTGATAGCACCGACTGTGGTTTGCTTGGCAAAGATACTTCCACATCTACTACATTACCAGATTCGCCAATTTCAGCGCCTAACTCATCAGGATTATAAATAGGTGCGCCAAGTGCTAAGTCGGGGCAAAACTCACGGAATCCGTTAGAAATCGCCCTTGCAAAAAGCATATTTTTGGGGTATTTTTTCCAGTTAGGATTCCCTGCGAGAAGTCCCGCTACTTGGGCATCGTCTTTTGAAAAAGAACTAATTCCTAATGATTCCCAGTTGTTTTGCCAAAGCTCAAAAAACTCTAATTCGCAGATTTCTGGCGTGTGTTTAATTTTTTTGTATCGGTATTTACCCGATCCTTTAATTAAAGCTGCCATTAAATTAGCACTTAGTGCAGGCTTTCCTTGTATTAAATGAATACCAGTCATCGAGGCAAAAGCAGGAATGCCTAACTCTTTTCCCGCTAAAACTTTGACAAAACATTTAGCAGCACTTTGTACATCCCCAAACATTCCTGATTTTGCCAGAATATCAGAAACTTTGTAAATGTCATCGACTGTTTTAAGTTCTAATGGGGAAGATTTGATATTGACAATTTCACTAGACATAATGTTACTCCTAAAAAGAAAGGTTGCTAAGATCGCTAAATCTATAAGAAGAAGGAAACTCATCTGTTTCTTTGCCAGCAAAATACTTGACCACACTTGGGCAAGTGACATTATGAGCCTTTGTTACTTCCAGAAGTTTCGACATAACCACTTGCTGTGCTTGATTTAAAAGAAATTCATAGCAAGCATCAGCATCTTCGCCGTCTTCTGGTTTTCCATGAATATTTATACTCACATTCACAGACTCAAAGTTGCCAAGATTGACTTTCTGGCTATAATCTACCGAGATATGGGTGATAAGCATCTCTCCTCTAAAATTTGATTAATACAATCTTATAGTAGATTGCTAGAATTGTCAAGTATTTTTAAAAAAAAACTTGCAAAAAACTTACAAAAAGATAATAGTACAGAAGAACTAAGTTATTATCGTTAATAGATTGTAGATAAGGATATTAACAATGAAAGTCTTGATATATATAGGTTTCATCCTTTGTTGATACTGTTAACGCTATCCCCCAATATTATTTTTTTTACACTCTTATTGTCTAGTCTGTTTATTATTCCTTCCTTTTTATTTTTCCTCTATGATCCGTCAACGGCATTAACAAAGCCTGAAACCTAGTCAGGGTAAAGGTTTCGATTGTCGATAACCCTATTAACAATCTGGTTACAAAAGAACAGTAGATATATTTGATACAAAAGTACCTATAGTGACACTTGATAAACTGGCACACTTCGCCAACACCTGTCGAGAGAATTGATCTATATTAGAAAAGTAAGTAAAACACACATCACAGATATGGCTAACTCCAAAAAGGTAATGACTGCTCAAGAATTTGCTGATTATATCAACCTCCGGACTACCACTCCTGAAATTTTAACTGCTGCAGAAGTAGCCCATTACAGAAGATCATATTATCTCCCAGGGTCTTTACTAACCAAGGCTTTTGCTGAAAAAATTATTCAGCGATGGAATAGTATAGATATGGAGAAAGACGGAGATCCTTATGGGATATTGGGATGTAACACTAGATAGTAAATCGTCAGTTATCAGCAAACAATCATTAATAAGAGTAAAACAATGGTAAATGAAAAAATGCTAATGGGTCGTAATAATTTATTAGAAGAGTCGAGAAAAACAAAAACTCAAAAAGTTAGAATAGCGTGGCATTTTTCCAAAATTTAACTGGCAGAATTTATAGATCGTGAAAAAGAATTATCTGGACACGGAAAATGGTTTGATTATAGCGAAATAGCTACGCTCGAAGCTTGGGTTTGTAAAATGAATAAAGAATATGACGACATATTCCATTATCTTCAATTTTGTGAGAAATAGCTTGTAATTATGCCCCTAAAATTACATCTCGCTAATCCCACTATGTCAGGCGATAATGGTCTTGATTCCAATCAAATAATCGTTGCCAGTGATTCTTTAAAAGATACTGGATAACTTGAATTTTGAAAAACCCGTACTGTGTAAGCTGATTGGACTGACCCCCAATCGACTATTTGTTGTGCCTCTGTGTAAACGACGCTTCGGGCTGACGATACTGACCATTCTCGTTTTATTGTGGTTCCACTGTAAATTCTGACTACATAGCTGTCCAATTCTCCTGCTGCGTAAGCGATATCGATATAGTCAATCCAACGACCATTTAACCGCGTCCGTCGATACCAAGTAATAATTAAATCGTTATTATCTTTTTCCCCTCTTACAGCACAAGGGAAAGGCTTTAATCCTTCTAAAGTAATTGTGTGAGTAGTCTCGTTCTCTATATCAGTTTCAAGTAATCCATTAGGAACTACTTTTAATAAATATTCTCGATTAATATCAGAAAGATTTAAGGGGAATCGAACTAAAGAATTAGTTAGTAGCACAAATTTTTCCCCTATTATATGCTTAGAAATGGCTGGTTCAGTTCCTTTGACTCCACGAATTGTATATGAAATATCAAAGGTCAAGGGATTGTTGGACACAATAGTAGCATTTTTAAACGCTATAATTTCTCCGGTAGAGAACCAGCCTAATTGTTTGCCCGATAGAAAAGCTTCAAGGGTAACTGGCTCTAATTGCCCTGAATTTATGCTTACTCGTATCCAATTTAAATCGTCAATAAAACTAGGAGAAGCGTTGTTAAAATTTGGGGAGAAGCTTAATACAGTACCAGTTACGCTGTTGACAACATTACCAACAGCAAAATCATAGCTTAATCCATTGTCATCGGAATAAAATAAGGCTCCTCTGGTAAAACTAGAGTTACCTTCAATTGCCACATAAATTCCTATGTCCCTATCTCGGCTATCAACTATTGGGCATTCAATAGGAATAGCGTTAGCGCGTCCGTAGGGACGAGGATTGTTATTGTCTGGCGGAAAGTCGTTATCTATAGGAATATCTGGTAAATATCCTACTCCTTGAAATCGAGTAGCTTCAATTTCAATTAAATAATTTACTCCTCTTACTTTCTTTGTAATTTGCATCAATTCTTGATGATAATTGTTATTATCATTAGTAAAAATTATATCCCCAACCTTTAAATTTTCCCATGCTGGTAATAAAAACATTTTTGAGAAAGTTTTTGATTGCGTTTTCCCTAAAAAAAGAATTCTTGAGGCGGTATTCATAAAAAACATATCTATATCTATTAGCTTAGTTTGAAAACTAAGCTCGTTTGTGTGAGTATCTGATGGGTCTTTAGCTACTACGGTAATAGTTTCATAATTTTTTAAAACATTTAGTCCAGATACTGTAACGGCACTAGGGGTTTCTCTAAAATGAGTCAGTTTTTTTTCATTAATGTCAATAGGATTTTCTCCAAATTTTTTAGACCCAAAAGAGCTTTTAGGGATAAAAATAGGATCGGATGATTGTTCTTGTCTTTTAAAAATGATTTTATCTTTTGGCTCCCTTGCCACAATAAAAAAAGCTCTCATAAGTTCTTCTAACTGATCAGCAAAAGATGTCCCATCAAACAATAAATCAAATCCTTGAATTCGGTAATCATCAGGAATGTCAGTTACGTCAATTTGATCGTCTGTTCTACTAGCTAATTTACAAATAGTTTTCAAAATATCTTTTATTTTTGGATTGTTTCCACTTTCTCCAATCACTTCAATATCAATAGTAGGAAATCCAGTGCCGTCATAATTAGCAATCGGATAATTATTAAAAACTAAAAAAGACATTCCAGTAAAAGCAGGTACTGGATTAGATTCTTTTGACTGAATTACTGACGATGGTGTATTTTGATTGCCAGTATAAATAGTTGTATGTTCAATAAATTTTAGGCTTCTTTCGTCATTGGTTTCAGAATTGTAAACAAGGACGCTATTCATCCAAACCCGCCTAAC